AACAATGTATCTATGCTGGCTACTGCTATAAGTGGTTATCTATTTGTAACCATAACTGCAGGTGCATGGTTCCGTTGGTGGTTTAGACATAACATTAAAGAGGTAGTTGCTGAACTTAAACCCAATGGTGGCAGCAGTATCAAAGACTCAATTAATCGTATGGAAATTATCCTTGCCAAACTAGAAGGCAAGTTTGAACAACACATAGAAGAGCACAAATGATGTCACCTGGTTTTATAATTCCGCAACCTAACTGGGGTCCAGCGCATAGCGCTAACCCAGACTTCACACCATTTGAGGATGAAGAATATGACGACGAGTAAAGTTTTTGTAGACATAGCAATAGCAGAGATAGGCGTGGTCGAAGGACCCGCAGACAATCAGACCAAGTACCAGAAGATTAACCAAGCATGGTGCGGTGCATTTGTGAACTGGTGTGCAGCCCAAGCAAAGGTAAAGATACCTAACTGTGTATATACACCTGCGGGTATGGCAGCCTTTCAAGGTATAGGCACATGGTCTAATGCAGCAACAGCCACACCCAAAGAAGGTGACGTAGTTTTCTTTGACTTCAATCCTGGTGGAGCCAAGGCTGAACACGTAGGCATAGTCATCAAAGACAACGGTGACGGTACGGTTACAACCGTAGAAGGAAACACTAGCCCCGAGAAGAAAACTAAGGGCAGTCAGGCAAATGGTGGTGAGGTTGCACAGCGCATCCGAGCCTACAAGCAAGACAATAAGCGTAAACTCTCAGTCTATATTGTGGGGTTTGGCAGACCGAAATGGAGCAAGTAATGAATGCAAAGATGAAAGAACAACTTACTAGTATTGCGGGCACATACCTGCGTGCTTTTGTTGCTGGCGCTACAACCGCCTATGTAATTGGCAAGACTTCGCCTCGCGACTTCCTTGCTGCAGGCTTAGCAGCCGTTATCCCAATCCTTATGCGTTGGGCTAACCCAAAGGATGCCTTCCCAAAGAAGGGATAACACCCTCATATCGGGGCTAGAAGCCCCTTTTAAGACAAGAAAACCCCGCTCTGGTACATTAACCTACCAGGCGGGGTTCTTTTTTTTGTGCTTATTTACGCTTAGGCTTTACTGGTTCGTCGTAATCGCAGTCACATTCATCTGCCCACTCAGCAAGGATAGATTCAAGGCGTGCCTTGCGACCACGGTCCCGTGCCAAATCAATTACAATTTCAATTACCATTAAGATTGCTTCGGCTGTAAGAATAGCCGTCACGATTGTCCAGAATGTACTCATACTTTCTCCTTCTGTCGTCTAACCCTACGGCGTTGTGCCGCAGTTGTCCCTGCCCAATATCCTAGCATGTCGTATGTAAGGGCATAGTTATAACACTCTGCTTTGACTGGGCAATCTGCACAAATACGGTTGAGCATGGTGTAGTCATACTCACCATTGTCTTTATGCCAAGCCTCATCATCTGTACCTGTGCAGTTAGCCTGCAACTTCCATTGCTCATCCTCGATAGGAATGAGTTCAAAGTATTGGTCAGTCATACCAACTCCTTCTCAATAGCCTGAATAGTTTGGCAAGGATACTTAAATGATTCAGGCTCCATTTCAAGACCAGTACGTTCGTAATTAAGACTAAAACAGTAACCACAAACTAATGAATCATTCCCATACCATTCAGTTGGCTTATGCAATTCCACTACTGCACGAAGGGCATTACCAACTGGACAACCCTGCTCAATATGTAATCGTTCTAACAATTCATCGTGAGTCATTAGACTTCCTCACTACTTGGCAACGCCAAATACCATTGACTTGAAAGTGTATGTAATAAAATTCATTACTCATTTGTCTGTGCTGTAGAACCCTGAGCCATTGAATTTAATTCCTGGGACTGTCCAGATTCTTGCCATTGTATAACCGCAAGTGGTGCATGGGATTGGCGTAGGGTCTTGTAACTCCACCACCGAGCCACAAGTTTCGCATTTAAAGTCATAGTTAGGCACAGTCCATTCCCTCATCAATCGGTGTAGGTGCAGTAGTAAACGTACCACACTGTAAGCATTCTTGTTTCAAGTCGTACCAACCTACCTCTCTGCTATCTTGGTCCCACATTACATTTACTTTAAACACCATGCACCCACATATGCATGCGAATGCTGGCTCACCTCTAAGGTCGTCCATTATCTTTGTTGTTCCAGAAGAACTTATAGTACTCAACGTCAAGCGAGAACCGCTTGATGTGCTTGACTACTGCACCTGTATGTGTATGTAGTGGCACACCTGCACTGTGCATAAGACGGAAGAAGTTAATATCTTCTGATATGAACTGCTCGCCTACTCCAGTTTCATTAAAGTAGGTTGTTGCTCCGTGCACTTCTCGCATCTTGTCCACTGCGCTACGGTGCATAAGCACAAAACCAAACCCTGCTGCTCCGACTTTGACAACGACATCCTTTGGTAGTGGGTGTAGATAGGCTATCTTGTAGTCATCTCCTTCAACCCAGTTGAATACTGCTGGGTATGGAGCCATCATGCTGCGTTCATTCTCCTTGGAGATGAAGTAAGTACCAGTAACTACTGGTCTTTCTTTTGCGTCTGCTGCTGCCCATACCATGTTGAGTGCTTCTTTAGTCATATGAATATCACTATCTACCCATAGAATCCACTCGTAATCTGTCTGGTCATACCAGAACTCCAGCGCATTCTGGCGCTGTCGTCCTATCTGATTGCCCTGTACACGCATGGCTGATGCGATAGGTATGCCGCCACCTATGATTGTGTAAACAATACCCTCTGCGAACTTGCCATCTACTGTGCCGTTGTCACACCAACATAGTAGTACGCCGTTATTCTTCTTGGGTTGTTGCTTCGGCTGGTTCGGTACTGGACTCTGCTTCTTGTGTGTCTTCGTCATGCTGTGGTTTCCATCCGCCTAGGTGTTTGATTAAAGAATTAATTGCACGTTGAACTTTCATACGTGCACCATCTGGGGTGCTATCCATATCCTTGGCTAGTACTGACCAGTCAGGTTGCTCTACGCTAAAGCGTAGGCGCAAGATGTTTTGCTTGGCTTCTGATAACTTGTAGTATCCAGATGCTATGTCTGAGCGTAGCGATAGCCAGTTGTTGCCGTCTGTTACATCACCGCTGCCAAACTTAGAGTTAAGGTCTTGAATCTTAACTGGTATCTCATAGGACTCAGAGATAATAGAAGGCAGGAATGCTTCAATTACTGACGCGTCATAGTAATACAAGTCAGATTTATCATACCCAATCTTCTTTGCTTTCTCATACTCGCAGTAGTCAATAGCAGCATTACGTAACGACCTAGCAATTAACTTCTCCCTATCCTTAAACTCTAATGCAGACCACTCTTTGTACTTACGCGGGTGTCCTACAAACCAGAGCCATAACTCTTGAGCAATATCTTCTTGCTCTACCATAGTGTACTTGCGTTGATACTCAGCAGCCAACGCTTTAACCATGTCATTGTATTCAGTAATATAATTTAACATGGAAGCGTTACATCTCCATTGATAATTGGTACTGCGTATGGTGTTACTTTGCCTTTGTTCTCAACAAGCAAACCAACTCCGTGATGCCAGTTAGCGTTACCTGATGTAAGGTAACTAGCCTGCTTAATGTCCATCATGTGTCCTACTTCAAGACCAAACAATGTGTGTGTCTTGCCATAGAATCCACGTGTTTCATGTTGCAAACCCACGCGATGCGTGTGTCCACATACTACTGACTTACCGATTGACTTGGCTAAGTTAAGTGCAGTAGCACCAGGTGCACGGTTAAGTGCGCCTTCATCACCGTGTGCCATTACCCAGCCAGGCAGTAACTCATGCATCTTATGCAAGTAAGTGATACCTAATTTGTCGTAGCCTAGTAACGTTTCTATCTCTAAAGATTTAAGTGACATGAATGCAGGCGCATACTTGCGCATGTATGTATCAATGCGGTCAGTATGATTGCTGCGTTGGATAATAAACTTTTTGCCTTTGCCTAACGCATTACGAAAATCAGACATAATTTCATTTGTTAAATCAATACTATCTTGAAGAGTTTCTGCGTACTCTCCTGCCATACCTTTGTTCCAACGAGATGGTTCTGGTGCATCTAGTTCATCACCAACACACCAGAGTTCATCTGGTTTGTAATCAGCGACGAGGGATAATACGGTCTCTAACACTCGGTTGTCTTGATAAGGTATCTGCAGGTCGCTCAGGACTAGAACCCGTTTGCTTGGCTTCGCCATTTGGTATCCGTTCAGTCTTGGCAGGTAGCCCTGCCCACTGTCCACGTTGGACTAGTAGTCCAATGATGGCATAGTTTGCTAAATCAAGCAGCGTATCTTCAATTGATTCGTAATTGGGCGTGTCGCCTGAGTCTACTAAGTTGTTAAGCCTAGCCAACTTGTCATACATACGCACACGTAATCCGTTCATTGGACCGCCAGGTGCGCCCGCAATATTCATAGGACCATAGTCTTCATGCTTCTTGAAAAGTGTCTGAAGTAGGTGATTTACAATGACTTCAGCGTCTGTCTTATTTTTCATTTAGTACCTCCGTGATTGCTTTGTCAAAGTCTTTCATTGATTCTTGGATAGCAAACTCTTCCCAGAGTTGGTCTGCTTTGCCGTCTTTGGATGCTACTAAGATTGCAGCCATTGCTATAATCAGACGCTTAGCGTCTTCAACATCTTCATCTATTGTCTGGTAAATATCATGGAGTACCTGCAGTACATCCATCATACGCTTCTCTGATACGGGTATGCCTACCGTAAAGTTCAGGTGTTCGAGGTGTTCCCAGAAACTATTGTCCAGTGGTAATGCATTCTCTGATTCGCTCATCTATCCATCCGCTCCCTTGTTTGACCATCATGCTGTTGACATCTTCGCCATCAGGCATGCTGATTATATTTACGTTGCCTAACTCTCGGCTAATCTTCTTGCCGAATTCTAATCCTGCTGCGTCACCATCTGCTAATACAATCACGACTTCAAAGTCGTCAAGTATTTTATTGTAGTGTGGCTTCCAGTTGTTAGCACCAGGTATACCTATCGTTGGGTGTGTTGTCTTGACTGACATCATGATGCAATCAAACTCACCTTCGGTGACACATATGTATTTGTCCGCAACAAAGCATGCTTGTGTATTAAACATAGTTGTCTTGCTGCCAATCAATCCTAAATACTTAGGGTCTTCATCGTGCATAGCACGGAATCTAATATCAACTACACCTGACGGTGTTATGTATGGAATAGCAAGTCTACCTTTGTATGCTTCATGCCCGGGAACGGGGTCGTCTACCACTCCCAGATGAAATATGTTTGCCTCTTCTACCGAGAGATGACGGCTTAATAGATACCCTGCTGCTAGTTCTATCTTGCCCGCGTACCTCTGCGTTGCCTGAAGCAAGAACTGTCGCTGCGAACTTGAGAGCCTCACGATAATCACAACCTTCCTTATACATTATGATAGAGAACGTATCACCTTTAACACCACAACCGTGGCATATGAATCCATCTATATCAAAGTTAACTGCTGCACTTGCATGACTATCGTCATGGAAAGGGCACTTCATTTTGCGCCAGCCGCTGCCCACTGAGGGCACGGCTGCGCCTATGTGGTTAAGGTACTCACCAATGTCAGGTTTTTCCAAGTGCTCTCCTTAGTAAATCTACATATACATGTCCAGGCATAGTGCAATACCAATCGGCTGGGCTTCCCTTTCCCTTCCGCTTGTGCCACACCACGCCTGTCCATGCTTTATCGTTAGCCATTTCGGTTAACAATTCTTCTATCCATCCACCAAGATTCATCTTGGCATGGTTTTTAATCTCTATGGTACATCCAGGTATACCAGAGATGTCACCTTTATCTAAAGTAGCACCAGCCAGTCGCCTATCTACATATGGAAACCATTCTTTAAGATACTTAACTACATCACGTTCGGCTCCACTGCCCTTAGCCTTGGCTGGATTACTCATACTGGCATTTCCACCTGTCTATAGTCACGCACTACATCTTCTAGATACATAGATGCTGGGTCGAATGACAACTGTACATATGTGTTACCAGTAAAGTCTGCTTTGCCATAGCGATTTTTAACTGGTGCTACGCATAGGTATGCGTCTTGTCCCTGCATCAACTGACCTACTGTTAATACCATTGCTGGTATCTGACTAACCATACCCTGCAAAGCAGAGCGAGGCTGACAAGGGAATCCTTGCGCACCTTCTTTGGTGTGATGGAGTACCAACACACATGCATTGGTATCTCTTGCGAGATACTTAAGTTCTTTCATGACGGCACGCATGCCAGCAAATTCTTCATGCCCATCAATAGCAATGTCCATCAGGTTATCTACAACTATAAGCGTAGGGCTTCTACCCCACATAGTTTCAAACGCTGACACTTCATCATCTAAATCCTTGAGTGAAGGGCTAGGTTCAAAAGACCAGTACAAGTTGTTGAACTCTTTGAGTTCAGCCTCTGCTCTGGCTGGATTAGTCTTGAGCATATGTTCTGCTGCTGCTTGGGTGATGCGTGCTTTCATTGCAAGCAAACGCATAGCCATAGTATGTGCATTAGTATCCGCAGAGAAGTATAGTGTTGGTTGTTTTAATCTTGCTGCGATATGTAATGCAATGCTTGACTTACCTGCGCCTGGTGTACCTGCAATGACGGTTACTTCTGCTCGACGCAGAATGATTCCTTCACGTTGGAAGACTTGAAAGGGAGGGGCTAATGGCTCCCCTCCCACTTCTGGCTTACCGATACTACGGCGTAATGTTTTCATCTATGCCTTTGTTTGGTCGGCTACGAATGTAGCGAACTCTGGTGAACCAGCCTTTACATATTGAGTGGTGCACTTGGTTGGGTCGCCTTGCTTAGCAGGGCAGAAGTGTCCCTTGTATGGACCGAACTTGCCAGTCATACCATGGATGCGTGTCATTGTACCGTGAGGGCACTGACGTGCGCCTGCAGATGGTGCGGTACTGAATGACTCTGGGTTAACATGCTCGCTAACAATAGCGCCACCGAATTGCGTAGCGATTGCTGCGATTGCTGGTGCTGGTGGTACTGCTGCGTTAGCGCCACGTACTGCGCCTTCTAGTTCTGTTACTGCAGACTTGAGTGCGTCAAGTGACATGGCTACTACCATGTCTAGTTCTGCTCCGCTTTCTGCGCGAACTGTAACGAGTGAACCTGCTGGTGTTTTAACTGTGATGCTGATAGGTGCTTCTGTGCTGCTCATTCATTCTCCTTTATTGGTGTGACTAGTGTCTTCTTTGTATCTCTGAAGGCTCGCACCTTCATTGCTAACTCGATACCTTTCCAACCTTGTTTGATGTCAACGAAGTGTAGTTCACACTTGCCACTACCTGCTGGTAGGTGGACTATGATTCCTTTATCTTGGTTGACATCTCCCCAAGTAGAACGGGTTGCCGTAGCAGGGTCGTACGGCAAGCCGTGCGCATATACTGCCAACTGCATAGCAATTTTATTAGGGTAGGAAATACTACCAGTCTTCAGGTCTGAGATAAACAACTCGCCTTTGTATCTAACGATACGGTCAGGCGTACCTGCTATCTTGTACTTGTCTAGTACGCAGAACTGTTCGATGTTTACATTCTCAAAGTTCTTTGTTGCGTCTGCGTATGCTTGTATGTCTGCGACATAATCTTCTGGTATGACACCGAGGTCTTCGCCTCTGTCATACTTCTCCGTCAATGTATGTAGCGCAGTACCAATTGTAGCCTGTGCTGTAGCACCTGCTGCTTCCATTGCATCTTCGACTAACTTGTCCATCTCTAACTTGTTATCTCTGTATGCTGATGCAGCAAGCAATAGGTCTGGGCGTAGTGTTAGTCCAGCCGCAGCCATCCGTAACTTCCATGCTACCAATGCAGTGCCGTCATCTAATGAACCTGCAACTGTAGTTGTCCGTGTATATGGTACTGGTTTGCCACCTTTGGGTGGCACTACCATTGGTCTACCGTATCTATCTCTGGGTATAACTAATTCAGCCATGTTTCTCCTTTGATTGAACTAAGTGGGGGTAGGACAAGGAGAGAGCCAAAAACCTACCGCCCACATAGTTGTCCCATCATAGCATAGTTGACGGACTATGCGTTGATGTTATGCCCGCAGTTGGGGCAAAGTCTTTCTTTCTTTTTATATGGCTCATGTTTTACTGAGTCACTATACTCTATGCTGTAGTAAATCTTACTGCCATTACGCACTCGCGTGCCTCTGAGTATAGCACCAGCCTGATGTAGTACTGACAACACGCCACTCGCAGTGCCGTGATGCATGTCAGTATAGTCACTGAGTTCTTTCCATGTTAGCCCATTAGCACGGGCTTCTTTTAATAAGTGCAACGCTTTTTGCTGGTTGTTATATTCCTTACCAGTACGAAGATTGTACATAGCACGCTCTTCACTAGTGTCAGTACCTGACCAGCCAGCAGTATTATTGTAGGGTACAAATGGTTGTGTCATTAGTCTGCCTCACAATCTTCATGGTCGTAACATTCTTTACACCATTCACATGTACTACATAAGTTGTCTACCCATTGGTCGCACAATGTACATGGTGTCATACCATAAGGACCACTCATGCTTCCTCAACATTACATACTTCAACACCTTCAATGTCAACTTCACCGTTGCCAATGCTGATGTCAAGTTCATTCTGAATGTCATACTCTAGGTCATCTTCACTATCAGCCTCAAAGTCTGTGACTGTTAGTGTTACTGTAACTGTGGCTGAGTACTTGGCTTGGAGTTTGCGAATACCGCAACGCTCGAATAGGTCGTTGAGTTCTGAACGGACAACTGTCTGCTCACCACCTGTCCATTCAACTTCACTAAAGAAACTGTGAATGTTATCTTTGATGTCACGAATGATGCTGTTGGCACGCGTAAGTTGTCGGTATGCTTCACTTAGTTCTTCCGCTTTCTTTAGTAGGTCTTTAACCTCAGCCTCATTGTAAGTTACTGCTGTTACTGCGCCGTCTGTTGTTGTATTATTGATTGTAATTGTATTCATTATTGCCTCTCTCTTATTGTTAGGTGGATAACCTACGCAGCAATTGGTTATCCGCTTGCAACTATGGCTGCCTGCATTTTGACATAGATTACCTGCACCCAGCCAAGGCTTGTGCTTGGGTCATCATGTCTATCCACGTTTATGGATTATATCCATGCATGTGGAAACTTATGCTGTAAGAATAGATAGTGCTTTGTTCTTAAGCCTATCGTTCTTACCTGATATGGTATCAAGCGCACGCTTGTCTGCTGAACCACGAGCGTAGTAATCAGCATACTCTACGACTGCTTGCCATACACCGAAGGCTGTGCCTCTGATGTTTTCTTGCGTTGCTGAGTTAGCGTATACATCCCATACTTTATCGCGCGCTTCGTAAGCCATTGTCTGTTGCTTGCGTTGCCCTTGCGATAGCAAGTCATAGGATATATCTTCTAACTCTGGTGGTAGTGGGAATACTTTACGGAAGATGTTGCGTGCTTGATACCTATCAACATCACGCTTAAGTAGTTGGTCAGCCAACATCTCATATTGTTCAATAGTCTTGTATGTAATTGTAGTAATCTCACGGATGTCAGACACTGACAACTTGGCATTGGTTGTGTGCTTCATGGTGTACATGAGTGGCTTACTGTTCCATTTACCAGCAATCAATCTGCCTACTTGATTGGAGCAATAGAGTCGCTCAATCATAGGACGAATTGCTACTGAAGTAGAACCATCATGTGATGTGCGTGCTAGTAAGTATGCTGCATGTGGGTCATCCTTAACTGTTACACCAGTAGGTAATTCCATAAGCATCCATACATTAGCACCACCATTGTACTCACCTGCTGCTGAGTAGCGTGCTTCACCTGATTCAATCAAGCCATCAAGTGCGCTAAACAATTCCATGTTCTGTACAATTTTATACTTGCTGCCAACCACACCAATGATGGAGTTGTTGTCATCTTTACCTAACTTAAGTACGCCTTGCTTCTTGGGTACTTCATAGTAATCAGTCTGTACTTCATATGGATTAACATTATGATTAACATATGCTTGTAGTGGTACGGTCATAACATCCCAGTCAAGACCTGCTTGTTGTGCTACACCTACTGCTGTAGTTGCGTTTACTTCTACGCCGCCACGCTTCCATGCGTTGCGTCGGTTATCTACTAGTACTTGTGTCATTGTTTCTCCTTTACCACGAAGCCCAGTACTCATACATCTGGTCTTCAGTTGATTGGTTGATGATAACTGTTAGTGCTTCTTCTGTTTCTTTTACATTCTGCCAGTACCAATCATCTATCTCTGTAGTACCAAAGAAGAATCCTCCTACTGGTGGCAGAAATTCCATTGCTGCTTCTACTGTATGTAGTTCATATACCTGAGTACATGTATCTCGTAGTTTAATAAGAGTTTCTCTACTTAAACTAATAGGTTCACAATTGTCTGTTACTTCTGCTTCTGTAATGAACCAGTTATGAATAGCATTAGCCTTGCGCCAGTATGCTACTTGGTTTACTTCCTTTTCATATAGGTACATATCAAGACCCATTGTTATGCTGCCTCTCCAAAGATATGCTTTACTACTTCTGGATGTAGTTCTTGACGCATCTCTGCGAATACACCAGGGTTCCAGCCTGCTTTATACACACGGCGTAGCAACTGAGCAAGCGGATACTTTGTATCTGCTAACTCTAATGTTTGAAGTGCGTTCTCTTTATCACCTGATTCATAATGAATCTGTGATACTAAGCAGGCTTGTGCTGACAACCACTTGCGATTGGTTGGCGCATAAGCAAGCAGGTGTGTGTATGCAAACATATGGTCAGGCTTAATCAAACCCATAGCATAATCACGCACTTGTACATCTGAGTTCAAAGCATAGACAAGAGAAAGTTTCTCTTCATCTGTTGCTTCTGTAGCATTGCTGATGTACTTCTCTACTAACTTAGCCTGTGTCTTCATCCACTCACTGCCTGGCTTGTGATTATCTAATGTATCTGCTTCTTCTAGTACTGCTATTGCTCTGAAGCGGTCCATCTTATTCATTGCTCTCTCCTTATCTAGTACCAACCGCGTTTGCGGTGATGGTTCCATGCTACTGACGGCTTGCCATATCTATTTGATATGTATGCCAGCCCCCGCGCAACTTGTTGCGGGGCTGGCGTGTTGGGCTTGAGGTCAAGGATTTGTGGTATCCCACCCGCATGCTTGCCACTCCACCTATCAGGTTGTTTGTTGTATGCCTTGTGATTCCAATGGGACTCTGTGTCCCATAGTTTTACTAGTGCTCTCCACTCACTGTTATTCCAGCGAGGGAAATGTATAGCCATGTAGCCACGCGCATATGCTTTAGACATAGCAGGTGTCCATACATATGGACCTGCGTCAGCACACTTAGGGTCATGCTTGATGTACATGTTGTATGCGTGTATCGGTATAGTAATCAGTGATGATAGTAATAGAACTGCTGTTGCTGCTAATGCATACATGCGTTTCATGTTTACCTTTCTTCAGTCAGTTCCCATACTAAGTCAGGGTCTACGACGACTTCGTCTTCTTCATCGTCGTTGTCTATCCACGTGGGTTCTTTAGCGTTCAATGCCAGCATCTTCTGGGTCACCTGGCACTGGTGCTGAGGTGATACCTAGTTCCTCAATACCTACACGGATAGTAGCCTTCTTGATATTCTTGGCAAACTCTTCGCCGTAGTGTTGGCGCAGTAAATCAAGGGCGTCTTTTTCTACATCACGATTGTCGTATCGCTTGAGTGTTTCTACTGGTACTACCATGATGAAGTGGTCTGCCACAAACATCACATCATATGTAATTACATTCATGTCTACTCCTTAGAAGGGTTTAGGTACGTGGTTCTGCCAGCAAGCACTACGCTGACGCATAATCTTGGCTCGCAGTAATCTATTGTCACGCAGTAGTGTGTAGTTGGCATACATTAGTATGACGATAGCGAATAGGGCTACCGACATGCCAATAATAAGACCGATTAGTTCTGTGATAGTCATGTTCATAGTTGTATCTCCCTGTATACTAAGATGGACTTGCAGTTGTCCGTTGAGGTTACGCTGTTGGCTTATAAGAAATGAGCAGAGCCAGCCGTAGCCAGCCCTGCTCTCTCTCTACTTTATTTTACTGTTACTTCAAAGACCTCAAGTTGTAATTGAGGTTGGCGCTTTTCGCTCTCTGCGATTCCTTGACGGCGGTCAAAGTTTGTAACCAAGCGACCCTTAAGCGTTACCAATTGGGTTTCTGCTTGTCCTTGACGGGCACTATCAAGTGCTACCAAATCGTTTACTACATCTCCGTCAAATCCTACTATGTTGATTCCTGCTACATACACAAGGCGGTCAATGGTTCCGTCTGATGTACGACTAGCATCTCTCTGGTTTAGCCAGCCTTTAGCCATCTTACCCTTGCTTCCTTCATGGGTTGTGATGGACTTGATTGTACCGCTGATGATTACTGTATTTTCCATTTGTTTCTCTCTCTGTTAGATTGGTTTATAGTTTGTATTAAGTTGTGCTTGATAGGCGGAAAGCCCGCTATCACGAAGTGTAGCGGGTCTTTGCGCGGAATCTTTACTCTATTCTTGCGGGTTGTCACAAGATGTACAGATGCTGAACATCTTGGGTGTTAGAAGATGACACCATTTACACTCACGCTCGCGTGCTCGTTGAGTATCATCATCTAATTCCCATAGTTCTTCGTATACTCCACCGTCTTGGAGTTGTGCTATAGGTGGCAGGAACTCATGCCGTAGGTTGTATTCCTCCATTGGCTCGATGAACTTAACGGATAGTTCTACGAGGTGGCAGTGGTCGTCCCATATTTCTGTCATCTTCACTACCTTTCGGGCTATGCCCCGATAGGTAATGGAATCAACCCAATCACTACCTGATGGGTGTTCATCTGCTTTGAAGAACATATCTCCTTCATCAAGCAGTCCTTCTTCTACATGGTCGTACGCTTTGATAGCAGTACGCTCATGGTCTTCTTGCTTACATGCTTCACACCGTTCGTCAAATGACTCGCAGTCTTGGCATATATTTAGGATGT